ACCGCATTCATCGCACCCACGGCTGCGCTGGCGTCTGGTTCTGCGGCGACCGCGGGCGGCACCGAGGGTACTTATCCCGGTGCGGCGGCCGGTGCTGTGCCTGCCAGCACAAGCGTTGCGCATGAGGGCGCAGGCACGGAAGTGTCGGTGACGGCGCCGGGCTCGCGCGCGGAGTGTCCGACAGTGGCGCTCGGCGTTGGCCCGACGCAGACCGCGGCGACGCTCGCGGCTGGCCCGAACGCGGGGCACGCGTCATCGTTGTCTCCAGCGACGGCTCCGGCGCTGGCATCGATCACTCCCGGCAGTACGGTGTCAGGCGTCGGTGCGACGACGCTGACCGCCACCGGCACGAACTTCACGAGGCAAAGCGTGGTCTGGGTCAACGGCGTCCCGCAGACGACTGTTTTCGTCTCGGCGACGTCGCTGACATGCGCGGCTGTCACGAAGAAGACGACGGCAGGCGCGTGGCCGGTCGTGGTCATCACCGGCGGCGTCATCACGACGGCTGCCCAAACATGGACGTTTACATGAGCACCGAGGAAGGTGGAGCAGGCCCCGCGCCGCTCGGCACGGGGACGCTGGCCAGTATCAACGAGCCCCCGGGCTCGACGATTGGCAGTCTGGTGCCGGACAGCGGCGGGCCCCCGGAGGTTGGGGTGCCATCGTTGACGTCGCTGGAGCCGATGATTGCAGCGATGGGTGGGCCGGATCTGACGCTCACATGCCACGGTGAGAACTTCACCGGCGCGCATGTGATCGTCTTCAACGGCGGTGTGGAGCCGACGACCGTGGTGGACGCGACGATGCTGACGACGATCGTCAAGCCGTCGCTGGTGGGCGCTCCCGTTTCTGTCCCCGTGCTGGCCCGCGGGCCGGACGGTGACACGGCGCCGCTGATGTTTGAGTTCACCGCGGCGCCGTAAGGCTGATGGTAGAGCTGATCGAGATCGAGCCCGGCAGATGGCGGGTGCGCCGTGACGCGACACCGCCAGCGCGATCGCCGCTGCCGTGCCCGAACGTGATCAGCGACATCATGGAGCCCGTCGAGCAGGTCGACGGGCGGTTCTACAGCAGCAAGAGCCAGTACCGCGCGGTCGGCCGCGCGCACGGCCTCATTGAGGTCGGCAATGAAAAGCCCAAGCCAAAATCCCGCGCCACCGCCGCAAAAGCGGTAAAGGAGGCGCGCCGCCAGTCGCTGCGCAAGGCGATCGAGCGCTACAAGGCCGGAGAGCGGCCAGTTCAGAGGGGATAAAAATGTCAGATACCTCCGGCGTGCCAGCCGCGCCTCCCGCATCCGCGCCAGCTCCAGCCGCGCCGGCACCAGCCCCGGCCGGCAACGAGGCCGTGATTGACCCGAACCCAGTCGCGACGCCGAGCCCGGCCAGCAACACGCCGCCCGAGAAGCCGCCGGAGGCGCGCAAGCCGGTCGATCGCCGGGAGGCCATCCAGAAGGCCTTCAACAAGGCGAGAGAAGGTGGCGAACCCCCTGCGGCCAAACCGAAAATCGGCCACAACCAGCCGCCCGAACAAACACCACCCGAGGACAAGATCGACCTCCGGCAGCCGCCCAAGGGCGAGCGCTACCGTGAGGGAGGGCGCTTTGCGAAGGCGCCGGATATTGCGCCCAATTCTGCCACCACGGCCCCGCCGGGGCAGCCGGCGCAGCCCGGCCAGCCGCAGGCGCGGCGTTACGCACCCCTGCCCGAGACGGATCCCTATAGGGCGCCGCCATCACGCTGGGTGCCGGAGGCGCAGGAGGCGTGGGCCGGGACGCCGCCCAGCGTGCGGTCCGAGGTCTACCGCATGGCGCAAGAGTTCGACGGCGCCTACCAGAAATACCGCGGCGACCACGAGGCCATGGAGCCGATCCGGCACTTCCAAGCGATGGCCGCGCAGCACGGCACGACGCTCGAACGTGCGCTGACGAACTACGTCAGCATGGAACAAAAGCTCCGGCAGGACGTGGTCGGCGGCCTCGACGTGATCGTCAACAACCTGAACCTGCGCACGCAGGACGGCCAGCGCATCGGCCTGCGCGACATTGCCTACCATGTGCTGAGCCAGTCGCCGGAGCAGCTGCGGCAGATGCAGCAGGGCAACCAGCAGACCGCGGCGTCGCACCAGATCGGTGCCCTGCATCAGGAAGTCGTGGGCTTGAAACAAGCCCTCCAGCAGATGCATACTCAGCAACAGTTCACCTATACCCGGTCTGCCGTCGACCAGTTCGCCGAGCAGCATCCGCGGTTCGATGAACTAGGGGAATTGATCGAGCAGGAGCTGCGGTTCGGTTTCGACCTTCAAACGGCGTACCAGCGCGCAGAGATGCTTCGACCGGCCCAACGGACGGCTCAAACCCGTGCCACTGCCCCGGCTCAAACCCGGACCGACAAGTCGATTAGCGGTGCACCTGACAGCGGACCCTCAAACGGTTCGGCCCGCAGCGACAAGAAAGTTGGCCGACGTGACGCCATTCAGGCCGCCATCAGGCGGGTGAACGGCGGCATATAGTTTGAACCGATCAGGAGGGGCAGATGCCCAATATCACGACCAATGCTTCCTACCAGCAGATACTTTCCATGGCGATCGAGGACCGATCGTCGAGCTATCAGGATCTCGTCTCCAACAACAACGCTCTGCTCGCGGTGATGAAGCGCAAGGGCCTGTGGCAGACCTACTCCGGTCCGCGCATTCGCCAGACGCTGCAAGTCGGCAAGCAGATTGCCCAGTGGTACAGCGGCTACGACCAGCTGTTGAACCCGGCGATCGACCTCTTCAACGATGCATACTACGATCCGAAGATGGTCGTCGTTCCGGTGATCCTGTCGATGCAGGAGATCCTGAACAACGAGGGTGAAGCTCAGCTGATGGACGTCTATGACAGCTACATGGACGCCGCTGAGCGGGCGCTCGAAGACACGATGGACGCGGGCCTGTACGGCGACGGGACTGCGAACGGCGGCAAGCAGATCACCGGCCTCGCGACGGCAGTGCCAATCACGGTCAACTCAGGTGTCTACGGTGGCATCGATCGCGCGACCGCAGTGATCTGGCAGACCAAGACGTACAACGCGACGAACTCGTTCCCCGCCGCGATGACGACGCAGGTGACGTCGACCTCGATCCGGCCGATGCTCAACTACATCATGACCAAGCAGAGCCGCGGCAAGGACTACGCGGACCTGCTGATCATGTCGCCGGAGCACTACGCGGCCTACGACGCGGCCACGATCGCCATCCAGCGCCAGCAGAACGAGACGTCGCTGGGCAAGCTGGGCTTCTCCGCTCTCGAATACATCGGCGGCGGCAAGCGCGCGGAGATCGTGCTCGACGGCGGCATCGGCTCGAACATGCCTGCCGACACGACGTTCGGGCTCAACACCGACAGTTTCCGGCTTCGCTATCACCCGAACCGGAATTTCGACAAGGTGTTCGACGGCGACGGCCAGATGCCGATCGACAAGGACGCCATCGCGCAGTTCATCGGGTGGATGGGCGAGCTGACCCAGACCAATCCGCTGTTCAACTGGCGCTTCTACGATAGCGTCCCGGCGTCCTAACACCTTCGAGCGCTGGAACGCTGAAGACCGCCGCCTTTTCCGTCAGCCCTTGCACGGGGGAGGCGGCGGTTCACCCATCAACGGAGAGCATGAGCATGGCGACGCCCAAGGCGGGAACCGACGAGGTCCTGATTGCGATTTTCAAGAACCACGCGATCAAGAACGAATTGAAGACGGCCAAGGAAGGTCGACCGATCTTCGACGACATGGAAATCTGCGAGATCCGCGCACCGGGCTCGCGCAATGTGTCGGTGTTTCCTGCGCTGTCGTTCTCGCACTGGGAGAACGATTTGAACACCGGCGAGCAGACGCGGGTCACGTATGCCGAGCGGTTCTCGCGGCAGTACCAGCAATTCAAGGCGCACACGCACCAGACAAAATCCGGGACGCCGCTCGACTACGCGGTGTTCCTGACCGAGGCGCGTCGCGCCGAGCTGCGCGCGCTCAACGTCTACACCATCGAGCAGCTCGGCGGCATCGACGGGAACGAGCTGAAGAACCTCGGGTCCGGCGGCCGCGACCTGAAGAACAAGGCCATGGAGTACCTCGAAGACGCGAGGAAGGGCTCGCCCAACACGGCGATGGCGGCGGAGATCGAAGCGCTGCGTGCGCGCAACGCAATTCTCGAGGAGGACGCGAGAATAATCGCGAAGCGCAAGCAGGAGCGCGCCGCGCCTGCCGCGCCGGGCGCTGAGTTCGATGACATGACGATCGAGCAGCTGCGCGACTACGTCACCACCAATACCGGCCACGCGCCGCACGGCACGCTCGGCAAGAAGACGTTGATCCGCATGGCGATGGACGCACAGCAGGACAAGGTCACCAGTGGATGACACTGATCTCGGTTGTGAAGGAGGTGTGCGGCCCGATCGGCGTGTCCGCTCCCTCCAGCGTGTTCTCCGGCATCTCCGCAAATCGCACTATGCAGGAGATGCTGGCGCTCGCTAACGAGATCGCACAGCGTCTCGCCGCCGACACGCGCAACTGGACCGCACTCAGGCAGATGGCGACGTTTGTCGGCGACGGCGTGGCTGACATCAACGGCGTGATACAGGGCACGACGGCATTCAATTTCCCATCAGACTACCTGCGCATTCCGATCACGTCGAACGTCTGGCTGTCGACGTCGGCGCAGTCTCCCGCGCGGTTTATCGCGGACACCGACGAGTGGGTGCAGCGCCGGGCCCTGAACAGGGTCGACGGGCGCGGCGAGTGGACGATCCTGCGCAAGCAGATGCACATCTTCCCGGTCATGCCGGCCGGTGTGACTGCGTCATTCGCCTACATAAGCAAGAACGCGATCGCGCTCGCGGCTGGCGGGTATGGCGACGAGTTCATCACCGACAACGACACGTTCGTGCTCAGCGAGCGGCTGCTCAAGCTGGGCATGATCTGGCAGTGGAAGGCGAACAAGGGCTCGCCCTACGCCGAGGACATGGGCACCTATTCCGACGCGCTGTCGGCCGCGGCAGGCTTTGACAGCCCGGCGCCGATCATCATCGGGCGGCTGCCGATAAGCGCCACGATAGATGTCGCCAATCAGGGACAGGTGCCCTGATGAGCATCCACAGCATGTTCCGGCGACAGCCGGTGCCGCAGCAGGTCGCGCAGAAGCTTCAATCGACGACGTTTCCTGCGCCGAGCCGCGGCATCATCATGAGCGAGAACTATTCGTACATGGAGGGCGGCGCCTGCCTGATCTGCGACAACTGGGCGCCGACGATGCGCGGCGTGAAGCTGCGCGGCGGGCATGTGCGTTGGGCCGAGCTGCCGGAGACGACGCCGGTCGTCTCGATGTTCGACTACGCGAGCGGCTCGACCCGCAAGATGTTTGCCGGCAACGCAACCAAGCTCTACGACACCACGATCTCCGGCGCGCCCGTGCTGGTGAAGAGCGGCCAGACGTCGGGCAACTACTGCGCCAGCCAGATGGCGAACGCGTCGGGTGACTTCCTGCTTGCGGTCAACGAGGCCGGGAATTTTCCGCTGCGCTTCGACGGCACGACGTGGACAACGCTCAACGCGAGCCAAATCAACGGCCCTATCGGTACGCCGGTGCAGTTCGGCGAGAACCTGACCTACGTGTGGAAGTACCGCAATCGCTGGTTCTTCATCCAAGGCAATTCGATGAACGCTTGGTACCTCGACATCGATAGCATTGGCGGCCTGCTGAAGCTGATCCCGTTGTCGGGTGCTGCGAGCAAGGGAGGCAAGCTGCTGTTCGGCGCGACGTGGTCGATCGACGCGGGCGACGGCATCGACGACAAATGCGTCATGGTCACCGATCAAGGCGAGGTCCTGATTTTCACCGGCAGCGACCCCGGCAACATAAACAACTGGCGGCAGGAGGGGCGCTATCAGCTGTCGCCGCCGATGGGCATGAACGCGCATATGTCGATCGGCGGAGATCTGCTGATCGCGACGGTCGACGGCATCATCCCCGTGTCACAGGCGATCCAGAAGACGTCCGAGCAGCTGGAGCTGGCGGCGATCACGCGCACGATCAAGCCGCTGTGGCGTGAGCTGGTCGAGACGCGCAACACCATGCCGTGGACGATGGTGCACTGGGACGAGTACGGCGGGATTTTCGTGGCTGTGCCCGGTGGCCCCGCAGGCGATCGCTACTGCCTCCTCGCTAATGCCGTCACCAATGCGTGGGCCCGGTTCATGGGCTGGGATATGACATGCCTCGTGCAGATCCGCAGCGATATGTTCTTTGGCACGCAGGGCGGCATCATCATGCAGGCCGATCGCACCGGCTACGACGATGGCGAGCCATACACGGCGACGCTGCTCGGCGGCTGGGGCCTGTTTCAGCAGCAGGCGTCGAACACGGTCTGGCGGCAGGCGCGCGCCTCGTTCACGTCGGGACCGAACGAGCCGTTCGAGCCGCAGCTGTTTGGCTGCACTGATTTCACGATCAACATCCCTACCGTGCCGCCGCCCGGCGAAGATCCCGGGCTGCTGGAGGTCTGGGACCAAGGCAAGTGGGATCAGGCTAAATGGGACCAGCAGGGCGCCGCCAAGCCGGTGATCCGCAACACCGGCTGGGTGTCGATCGGCGTTACCGGCTTCACGATCGCGCCGGGCGTGCAGATCACGGTCGCGCAGCAGGTGCGGCCGGAGGTCGAACTGGTTTCGCTCGATCTCGCGTTTGAGCGCGCTGGGGTCAATGTCTAGGGGAGCACGATGCCGGAAGCTGCTCTGCCGCCTGAACTTGTCGCTGCTGCGCTAGAGCAGGCTGGCGTGCCTGCGCCTGCGGTGCCCGAGCCGCAGCCGGAGGCGCTCGGCGAGTTGTTTCGCACCTACAATCCGCAGGGCGCGGCCGGTGGTTTGTTCGCGCCCGC